CGCTCTATAACGTCAGTTATTTTCATAGCCTTTGAAGCAAGGAACTTGTCGGCCTGCCCTTTGTCCATACCAGGGCCTATGCGTGTAAGTGTTTTTCTCGGTAGCTCTTTTTTAGCCCCAGTTGCGCTTTGGTTCCATGCTGCTTGCAGGTTGTTTCTGGACGCTTTTCTAATGCTCGACTTTTGCCCCGCCGGTATTGAAATATCAGCATATTCGTTAGTGTTGACCATACCAAGCGATCTTTCACCTGTAACCTTGACTATCTGGTATTCAACACTTTTACGAGTCTTTGCCAATATGTCTGTAATGTCATTAATAAAACTGGCCTCTTCTGTATCAAATGTACGCTCGATTTGAACAAAATTAACCCTTCGCAACCAAGGCTTTTCGGCAAATTCTCTCTTTATGAAGTCGGCTTTATCATCAGGTTGTGCGTCTATCCAGTCTTCATTGTCCGGGATCTCGGAAGGTAGTTCATCAGGAAAGCCGTCTATGGGTTCTTCCTCTGGTTCTTCTTCCTCGGTCTTTTCGGGCATGTTTAGTAATTGCCTGATTCTCGCTTCGTCTGCATCACTCTTTGTTACAGAACCCCCCTTAACAAGCTCAGTCCAGGCTTTGGCAAATTCTATTTTTTGTTCGTCAGTTAATGGTTCAAATTTGAACCAAGGGAAATCATCCGTACCGAAATTCCACAAAGCAAGCTCTTTGAATAACTGCTCATTTAGTGTCTGTGAAAGTCTGTTTGCAATGTGATCAAGTATCCAAAAGAAGGCGTTTAGCTGTGTTTGTGATTGTGAATAGCTTCCAGTGTTGCCCTGTTCGGATAAGCCTAAAAGATTAGGCACAAGGATTGATTTTGCGATTGATTTGTCGTGTTGTGAAATGGCTTCGTTATATGCTGCTGTCCGGCTCGGCTGTGCTATATTTAAATCAACATTAGGTGGCATAATTGCGCCCGTAGCTGCGCTGATGTTCTTTAACACATTTTCAAGGTTAGTTCTTTCCTGTCCCTTTACTGTCCCTTCTGTTACCTTCGCCCAAGGAAACCCGCTTGCACTGCGCTCAAGAAATATATTCTGGAATTTAATTGCAATGTCTTTTGACCAGTAAGCTCTATAGCATGCCCTTAAATCGCTTTCACCATAATGTGTGTCTATGTCGGGTTGATGCACGAAATGAATCACCTTGCCGTACGGTATCTTTGATGCTTTCATGCCTTGATGCTGTACAAGCTCTAATAAGTTCCCATGCGAATCTGTTTTAAAGCCGCCGTTGAATGAATCATAGGGTCTTAGCTTAATATCCTTAATACCCCACTGTTCCTTGCCATCATGCTCAAACGGCTCATACACTTTTTCAGATATGCTAAAGCCGTTATATGTGGATGATAATATCCCGGTCAGGTTATCGGAAAAGCTGCCCTTTATGTTTTTAATCATATCTTCAAAGAAATCTGCAATCTTTTCATGCTCTGTGTCAGGCTCTCCGGTTTCCTCGTCTTTCTTAACATCAAAAAAATACCCACGGCTTAACACTGCATGGGTTTTGAATTGGACAACCGCCTTGACCTGATCATCAAGCATCATTTTTCGGTATATGCCTGCCCCCTTACGTCCTATCAGGTCATCAGGGTTGTATTTCGGAAAGTCTTTTGTCGAATAGAGGTTTGAGTTCTCCCAGCCGATCTCCCCCGTTGTCGGTTGTGGGAGTTCCTCTTTTTTGAATAATTGCTTAATTGCTGCTAACATTTTTTAAAGTCTCCCGCCCGTTACAACATAGCACTTAGTGCCAACATAACAGGCGCTTACAAAAATAGCTTTTTCTTACCAATCCGCCAAAGAAACCGCCGTCTCGCCTATAAGTTCAACCTCGGTTTCGCTGGCAAGCATTAGCTCCTCACAGGCGTATCTTATACCATCTATGTGGTGGTTATATTTATCAATCGGCTTGTTCGTGTCCTCTCCGTTCTTGTCTTTAAGCCAGTGATATTGCTCAAACTCGTTAATGGTATTCTGACACTGCCTATCTATTACAATCTTTTGTTGCTGCAACCACTGAATGCCGTGTATAACGCTGTCCTTGCCCTTACGTGCGCCCGTTGCGCTTATACCGTAGTTATTAAGCTCTGCTATACTTTTCGGCTCGGCACTATCGCAGACAACGGTATCACCATCCAACAACGGCTTTAACGCCTCGGCAATCTTGTCATTTGTGACCCCAGTTTCGTGCCATTCGTTAATAATATAAAGATGCTTACTGGCAGCATGATAATACATGCGATTGTAAGCAGTAGGATCATTGCTATAACCAAAATCAAGACCATTATGAAATATATCAAATGTTTTAAATATAGGATCATTAATTAAATCCTTAACTATCCAATTTGTAAAGATAATGCCGCCAAGAACACCCCAGTTGCCAAGAGTGTAGACCTGGTAAGTATAGTCATCTGTTTCGTCTTCCAGGCTTTTAATATCATCTGGTTCAAGAAAGTTATTGTCTTTATAGGTTGTTTTAAGTATGGCAAGATCGTTTTTCCTGTATATGTTTTTGCCGTCTATCCATCCTTGAAAAAACAGCTTATATATCCAGTGACTTTTAAAAATAGGGTTGAATACAAACGTAATGCGCTTATTAAGCCCGCCAGACTCGCCCCTTAACCTCAACTTTAATTGTTTATAGTCATTCTGTGTTATCTCTGTAGCTTCTTCAATTAAGATGTCAGTTAGTACGCCCTTTTCCGGGGTAGTTGATTTCACCTTTTCAACATCATCAAGGCCGGTTGTAAGCGCCTGATATCCATTCACACAAGTAACGCTCATATCAGACCTGTTTATTTTAAAGAGCGATGAAAGGTTGTACTTCGTTATTGCCTTGGTGAGTTCGTTGAATATGCTTACTCGGATTGTGCGGGCTGTGTTTCTGCAGCATAGATAGTTTCTACCGCCTTGCAGTAAGTCATATAACACCCTTTGGCCTATCGTGAATATTGACTTGCCGGATGATGCGCCACCAAAGAATATTTGTATGCGGGTTTGGTCGTCTAAGAATGGGTAATAAACACTATTAAAAATATCCTTTTTAAATTCGATTTCATACTCGGTCATTCTTTAGACACCGTTATCTTTATTGATCCGTCACCACTCCCCGTTACTTCGATAGCTTTTAGGTCTGGTATGATTTTCTTTAGAATAGCAACCAACACTCTGGTGTCGGTATAAGCCTGTTCAACAGCGTGTATAAGAAACTTCTTTTTCCCTTTTTGTTTCTCGACCTTCGCTATTGCATCCATCAACAGGTTTGTTCTGGTCGTTCCTTTTGGTCTACCGTTTGGATTGCCTGATTGTCCTTTTTTCCAATTAGGATTTCCGGTTTTCATTTTGTTTTTCTCTAAGCTTTAACAATCTTAGCCCTACACAATGCGCTATTTTCCTTTATGATAATCCCATATCATCCGTTATTATCCTTGAATTGATAAAACGCTGGCATGCATAACGTATTTGAGATGAGAAAGTTCTACCGTCCTTTACTGCCTGGCGCTCTAAGGCTTTGCGCAGTGTAGGTGTTATAGCTGTAGCTGCTGGTTTTGTGAGTTCGTTTTTGTCGATTCTTGGACGGCCTCTTGTTTCCATTGTTTTTCTATACTACAACATATTGTAGTGTGTCAAGCTAAATAGTGTCTCACGATACGATTATGTCTTTAATTTAATGGTTACAGCAGTTTAACCATGCTTAGTTACTACCAGCCCCTATGGTTATTACATGGACACTTGTGTATCGGGTTATTTAATTCGAAACACATTTTTATTGATTTTATTACGTTTTTTGCTTGGCACATTGTTTGCAAAGATTACCAATGAAGACAAAAAACTAATAATACTTAACAGGGAGGTTAAAATGTATTTTGCAATTGATGAAGAAACCAAAGAGGTCGTTGACCAAAACGGTGTAAGGTTTACAACTGATCAGTTTCAGACTATCCGGGAACGATATGACCGACTTAGAAAGCCGCTTGATATGACTCTAAGTTGTCAAAGGCTTGTAAGCTATAATTATGATTGGGATAAGCTCGCAAAGTTCTACGCCGACAACTAAAACCATTAAAGACCTAAGCAGGTCAATAAACCGCTTAAGAGGTTTTAAAATGCAATTTAAAATACACATAACAACAGACCAAGGCGAACTTTTAGACACCATTATTATTAATACCGATGAAAGAAATTGGGATACATCTAATACTAAAGGCATGTTGGCTGCTGATATATTTACTGAAATTTATAGACACATTAAAAAGGGCTTACAGAAGGATTAAACAGCAACACTTAACAGGGAGGTTTTAAAATGGAAACTGAAATCAGAATCGTATCAGCTACGGTACATCAAGAATCAAAAGAGGTGGAAATTATTATTGAAAAAACTAAACCCGGCCTTATGGAAAATGTTGACACCCTGGAAAGCATATGGATTGACGTTGAAAGCCATTTGTATAATGATAGAATTGAAAAACAAAACAGATAGGAGGTGACACCATGCAAAAAGTGCTACTCATGATCTATCGTAACAACGATTACATATCATCTCAGGATGTTACCGGCTTTAACACAGAACAAATTGAGGAAAACATGAAGGTCAAAGAAGAATACGGCCTTAACTGTAGAATCAAAGTTTTTCCAAGTGATTATGATGTCCAGGCTGAAACTGGTATTAATGTTAATGATTTTAGAAAAGGGGAGGTGTAACCATGAAACCAACAATGAAAAAAGTGATAGACGAAACTTGCTATACGGATGAAGAAAAAGCCTTGTTCCGGGCTGTTATGCGTCAGATGGGTAATGATTGGTCAGAAGTTTGGGAATATCCGTCCGATTATAGAGATGCCAGGACCGGCGTTAGTGGCTTTATTTATTACAACGAAACCGAAGCTTTCTCAAAAAAACAGCTTGTTAATATTCTGCCCGTTTTGAACAATTTTGAAGACGAACTTGGTGAACCATTAAAGAAAGATAACGACAATTTGTTTAATTGGTATGCCTGGTTTGCCCTTGAACATATCATCGACAAGGTTATGTATTATAAAGAATCGCATAACTAATTCACCCGCCCGGATAGTTCAGGCTGTCCGGGTTGAAAGGAGGTAAGGCTTGGAAATAATTACAATAGAACTCACCAAACGTCAAATTGAGCAGCTACAACCACTGCAAGACGAAATTAGCAAGATGTATGATGCCGGTAAACCGGGAGCGATAGCTGCACAGGTAAATCCAATTAATGGCACTTTTATGTGTCGTGTTTATACAAATGCTCAAGTTGTAAGATTGCATAAAGCGTGGAAGGAGGTAAAATAATGTACTTTTTAATAGGATACCTTACAATAATGCTAACCGGAATTGCTTTCCTGCTTATCGCAAGCGGGTTGGTTGTTTATTAATTTAAGGAGGTTACACCATGAAGAAACCCAACAAGTTTAATGTACTATCAAACAAAAAATGTTCTTGCGGAACACCCCTTAAACAAAACGTTGTGGACAGAAAACCCACAGCCAATAAATGTTTTGCTTGCTTTAGGCTTGAACATCCGCTTGCCACGGCAAGAGAAGTTCGGACAGGCAGAAAAGCTGGGAGGAAAAAAGGAATTTATGCTATAGGTTAAATTGCCAAAGAACAAAGCCCTGCCTTTTTAGGTGGGGCTTTTTTGTTGCTATTTTAAGTATCTGTATATTCTATTGTTAGTTCTGTGCGGGGATTTTCAAGGCTGTGATGTAATCTCGAACCATCCCAACTATATATATTTTGAGCATTTATTGTATATTCTTAAACTTTTTAAAGCCCGTTCGTTTATAACGAAACAAAGATTTCAATTTTGATAATACCCTACTGAAAAAAGATATAGGATAAAATTGACCATCACGAAATATATACCAAACCGAGCGAGCTTGTTTAATATCATTTGGAAATTTCACTGTATTCCATGCTGAGTCTATTTCTTTTTTGGTTGTGATTGCTATCATATTTGTCCCCCTTTACCAATCCGCCGAAGAAGCCGCCGTTTCGCCTATGAGTTCAACCTCTGTATCGCTGTCAAGCGTAACGGATTCGAGAAAAGAAAGTCCTGCCTTTTTAGGTGGGGCACTCGTTATTTTGATTTACTTCGAGACTTACGGACCTGGCTCGATTTATTATCTTGAATTTTAAGCAAAGCATCCACCTTTATGTTTTGTGCCTTAAAAAGCTCTGTTATATTTAATATTGCTTTTGAAATATTATTTATTGACTCGCTTGATTTCCCATCAAATTTAACTCCAATAAAAGTGCTGTCTTTTAATTCCATTTTATCTCCTTTTACGCTGTTTTGTGCTGTTTCAGATAGTCTTTAATAGTTTTAACCGCAGCATCGTAACCCCTGCAAACAACAGCAAAATATCCCTGCGTTGAAAGCCTGTCTAACCATTCTTGCTGGTCTCTGCTTACTACGCCGCCCTTTTTCTTTTTAAGTTCAATAAATAGGCCGTGATAGCCCTTACGGGCAACATTTAAGGCTATGTCGGGGTGGCCTTTTTTCATTCCACACCTTTTAGCCTTTACAGCTTGCCCGATTGATAACCTCACACCGTTCAACGAGCCATTTAATAGCCACAACTCAGGATATTTATATAACATTGTTTCAGCCCATTCAAAGATCGTGGCCTGCTGACGCCATTCATCTGGTTCTGGAACACTCATCATTTCCGCCCCCTCCGCTTCATTTCTTCCCTGCACTTTTATAACAATAATATTCTTCTATTTTTCCTTCAGCTTCTAACACATCAAGAATCCCGAACACACAAACTATATCAATCTGCAACCTTTCTTGAATATCGGCGGCATCTATCTTTTCGCCATGATGACGAACGAAATATTCCTTTATTTCTTTTTTTGCTTGCTTGTATGAAATTTTACGAAGCTCTATTATTTTCATTTCCCCCTCCGCTTCATTTCTTCCTGGTAAATGAGCACAACCTCTCGGAATGCATCGTTTCTGCGCTGTTCGTCTAATATCTGCCATTCCAAAAATGAAGTGCTTGCTTCATGGTTGCTCGGCTGTGTTATTTGTTCGTTTAAACACTGTTGATAACCAGCCTGTTTTC